AGCCACAGACAAAAAGAGTTTTGGCAAACCGGCTCTTACCTATATAGAAGAAAAGCGCATGGAGCGAAGATTAGGCAGAAGTATTGACAGTGATACAGATGCTAAAAACCTTTCATGGGGCAAGTGTGCTGAACGTTACGTTTCCAATAATCCCGACCTATTAAGCATATCAGAAGGATACCGTGTAAACCTAAACGACACAACTGTACACCCTGAAATACCTTATTGGGCGGGTAGCGAAGATTTAACCAAAGAGGACACGGTATGTGATATTAAAAGCCCTCGCACACTTAAAAGTTTCTGCCAATTAGTTGATGCTGTTTACGTGCATGGTTTAGATGGTAACGCTGCAATGGATTTTACGCGGAACAACCATAAGTCAGGTGACGATTATTACTGGCAACTGGTAAGCAATGCCTGCATACATGATAAGCCCTTTGCCGAGCTTATAGTATTCATGCCTTACCTAAGTGAGCTACCCGCTATACGTAATTTGGCTGATACATGGGGTGACGAAAACCAATACAAATACCGGTGGATAGAGAAAGCAAGTGACGAAGAACTGCCATACATTTTAGAGGGCGGGCTATATAAGAATAAAACGGTGATACGGTTTGAAATACCGCAATCCGACAAAGACCTACTCCGCACTAAAGTCCTAGAGGCAGGGAAATTATTGAATAAGTAAAAACCGAATGAAATGAGCCAACCAGACCTTTTTTCGCAGTCCGACCTTTCAAATGAGAAGTTTATGGCTTTCCATGAAGCTAACCCTCACGTATACCAAAAGTTCAAAGAGTTGGCGTTTGAAGCGATTAATGCCGGTAGAAAGAATTTCAGCATTGATATGATTTGGGGTGCAATGAGGTGGTATAGTTCGATACAGACTACGGATGAAACGTATCGACTTAATAATAATTACAGGGCTTCGTACGGACGGCTATTTGTAAAAGAGTTTCCCGAACACAAGGACTTCTTTCGGTTTAGGGATAGTAAAAGTAATGCCATTCTAAGGGCTGCATAGCGCACCGGAGTAAGAAAGGGAGAAGGGAGAGTAAGGAGATTAATTTATCCACAAATTATAAATTATACATATAATTATTAAAAACGAATTATTTTTTATATTATATTTACACCCGCACATCAGTCATGAAAAAACTTAAAATCAATCCCGAACATTCACAGATTCTTAGAAGCAATCCGCTTCGACTGATGTGCGCCTGTGTTTGTTTCGGGGCTGGTTTTTATGGCTAAAGAACTCCCGTATTTTCAATTTGAACCCGCTGAATATATTTCAGGCAACATTCAGTTTTGTAGCCTAGAAGAACAGGGTTGCTTTATAAATGTATGCTCTATTTACTGGCAGCGTTCGTGCGAAATATCTAAAGACCTGCTTGTGAGAAAGTTTGGTGAGGCGTTAATTGATAGGCTTTTAAAAGAAGATATTATTAAGGATAACGGAACCGGTGGAATTGAGATTGAATTTCTCAAAGAACAGTGGCAAACTATAACAGCTTCAAAATTAAGGCTTTCGGAGGCAGGAAAGAAAGGAGTCTTAACTAAAAAACAAGCCACCCTTAAGCCACCCTTAAGCCCTGTTGAACCACCCCTTAAGCAACTAGATGAGATAAGAAAAGATAAGAAGATAGAAGATAATATTAATGAAATGGCTTACGCCGATTTTGAAAAAATAATTGCCGATTTAGAAAATGATTTTGAATGGTTGGAATGGTTGGCGGTAAAATATTCCTTACCAACGGCAGAAAGAGCTTACCTGTATGTGGCAAGGGCATTTGAAATGCACGTAACCATTCACCACAAAAATGAAAGCAAGCCAATTTACTTCAATGATGTAAACCACGTAAAGGCATCAGCCTCTAAATGGTACGCTGACACAAAAGAAGAATCCGCTAAAAGAGCTAAAATGAAATTCGTATCGTGAAAACTTTTGCAGACCTACATATTACCGGCATTAACCTTTCAAAAGGCGGCAATCAGAAAACATTCTGCCCTGTTTGCCATTCCGATAGGAAAAATAAAACTGACAGGAGCCTTTCGGTTAATGTTTCAGAGCAGGTAGGATTTTGCCATAACTGCGGTTGGAAGTTTTCGCTTATCGAAAAGCAGCAAAAGGTTTACTACCGACCAGAACCAGCAAAAACAGACTTGTCCGAAAAAACAATAAACTGGTTTAAGGGGCGCGGAATTTCTGAATCAACGCTAAGAACGTTTAGAATATCCGAATCACGTAAATACATGCCCCAAAAAGGAACGACTGCGGCATCTGAAAGGAATTGCATCAACTTCAATTACTATCGCCAAAATCAGCTTGTAAACGTAAAATACAGGGATGCCATTAAGTGCTTCAAATTGGTGCAGGATGCTGAATTGATTTTTTACAACCTTGATGCGATAGATAAAAAGACCGAGGTTATTATTTGTGAGGGCGAAATTGATGCGCTTACTTTTCACGAGTGCGGATTTCCGATGGTTGTTTCTGTTCCAAACGGAGCAAGCAAATCAAGCCGCCTTGAATATTTGGATAACTGTATCGACTACTTTCTGGACAAGGATAAAATATTTATCGCTACTGATGGGGACGAATCCGGCAGAGCCTTGAGAGAAGAACTGGTTAGACGCTTGGATGTAAATAAATGCTATCTGGTAGAATACCCTGCGGAAACTAAGGACGCTAACGAGGTGCTACTAAAACATGGCAAGGATAGCGTTATGCGGCTCATTACCGAAGCAAAGCAACCGCCAGTAATGGGAGTATTTCAAATGGATGATTTAGCTGATAAACTGGACGATATATACCGCAATGGATACCCCAAAGTTGACCCTATTAATTTCCTTGAGTTCGATAAGTTGATTGGTTGGAGAAGGGGCGAGTTTACCATAATAACCGGCATACCAAGTTCAGGCAAATCAGATTTTTTAGACCAGATACTTATACGCCTGTCTGTTTTGCACGATTGGAAGTTTGCAGTGTTTTCGCCAGAAAATCAGCCTACCGAGTTACACATGATTAAGCTGATGGAAAAGTTTGTTGGTAAGCCATTCCACCGGTACGACCAAGAGCCTACCATGAATGAGGCTACAAAGAATTATACCAGACAAGCCCTGAACGACGACTTCTATTTTATGAAGATTGACGAGATAGATTTAACCATAGACGGCATTCTTGAAAAGGCGAAAGAGCTAGTTGTTAGAAAGGGAATAGATGCACTGGTAATTGACCCGTACAACTACATAGAACATAATATGCCAAAAGGTTATTCTGAAACGCAGTATGTATCGGAGTTGCTTACAAAGATTAAAAGATTTAAGGACACGCACAACGTACATGTTTTCCTTGTAGCACACCCTAGAAAGATAAGCAAGTTCGGTAAAGTGCATGATGTGCCGACTCTTTACGATATAGCAGGTAGCGCCCACTTTTATAACAAGTGCGATAATGGCATAACGGTTTACAGGAATGACGAAACAAATTTAGTTGACGTGCATGTTCAAAAGGTAAGGTTCCGGTTTGTTGGAAAGAAAGGAGTTGCCTCGTTCCACTATGATGTAAAGACCGGAAGGTATGCCGAAATGAATGCGCCGTTTGAAAGCCCTTTAGATTGGCTACTGGAACAGAAAAGAAAGAATCATTACATAGACTTTTCAGAACCGAGGGCTGCGCAAAATCACCAAGACGAGCCGCCATTCTAACCCCCATTAACCCCGTAAAAAACAGAAAATGAGCAAGAGCGAAAAATTAGATAAGATATTTAGATGTGTCTGGTGCGGAAATCTAACGGATAGCTACGGCAAGGAATTGGAAGGGGATGCCAGAATCAAAGCGATAGAGTTATCAAAAACGGCACATGCGGAACTTAGAACTATAAAAGTTCACGGGCATTGCTGTGCACCACAAATAATTAATTAACCCTATAACCCCCTCACATGGAAAGTAGCGAAGTGGAAAAATCAATAGGCATCTTACTTGATAAAGTAATCGGAATAGGGGTGTTTAATCCAGATCAGAGGGAAGAAATCTTAGATACCATAACAGGTAAATTAGAAAAACTTTCATGGGTGATTAGTGTTGAGCAGGCCGATTTTTTACAGGCATTGAATTTAGATTATTACGTAATGATAAATAAAACAGAACATGGAAAGTAAGAAAACAAGCGGAGTGAAGACGGCGGAGCAGATTATGCAAGAAGTGGCGAACGAAAATAGTTATGCCGATTGGGGAGAAGCTATGTATGATGCGCATGAGCACACCCAAATTGAATATACCGCAGAAGTGGCAAATCGTTACGCCGCCCAATTCGCCCCAAAGTGGATACCGGTTAGCGAAAGGTTGCCGGAGAATATGGAGCATGTGATAGTTATGTCGTCTACTGGAATTGCCAGCGCCATATACCAAAAATCAAATAACCACTTTGTTGGCAGAAATCAAGTAACCCACTGGATGCCCCTCCCCATTAACCCCACCTCATCATAATTATTAACCGAAAAACTTAAACAATGGAAAAGAAGATTGAACCAGCAATGTATTGTGGCGTAGGCGTAGATAAGGCGCTAGCCAGACGATTAGCAATGCAACAAGTGCCGCAAGTAGTAACCGTGGTTAACGACGATGTTTATAGCTGCAACGGCGAATGGAGTAAACCCCCTTTTGATATAGCGCAAGTAGACATGCCATTCTCTCCACCGCCCACCCGTAAAGAACGCAGGAAACAGATTGATAGCCGAGTTTATGGGGGCGCAAACGTGGGGCGATAATGTAAAATATGCGAAATACAAAAACCCTGCTGAAAACTTTGGCTCTTATCTATGGCACATAAACCAGCTTAAGTATCACGCCTCCTTAGAATGGATAATGCCAGTAATGGACAACGTGCGGGCGATGGGGCATCAAGTAGTATTGATTGCTAAGTCTGAAAACAAGAATGAAGTAAAGATTTATATGCCAACAGGAATTAAGCCTATTGAGGTAAATAACACTTTTGAGCAAAGAACTTTACTTGAGTGCTTGTGGTTGTCTATCGTTCAATTCATCCAGTGGCACCAAGCACTCGACAAAAGCAAAGGGGGGTAGGATGAATACCAATAGCACATACTTATTGCAGAAACTTGACGCTAACTGTAGCGATTGTAAGTTCATGGACAGGGATATAGTAGAAACTAAGCTCTGGAAAGGATATTGGGAACATATCGCCTACATGGATTTTATACGTGACAGGATGAAGTCGTTTAAGGTTGCGGGTGAATTGATACACGGCTCACCAGTACGACCATCAGTAACGCCCGACACTATTAGGCAAGGTCAGCACTATATTAAAAAGGCTCGTAAAGTTCAGTTTCAGTTTGACTCGTCGGGCTTAATATCGTATGGCATTTGTTTAAACAGAAAAGCAAAATGGGGGCAGCCTGTGACATTCATATCTGGCACAATGCAATTAGAAACACAGGAGTGCTTTAAACATAGAAAGGATGAATAAATGTAAGAGTTGTGGTCAAGACTTGCCTAACGAGGAAAAGAAAGCGGAACAGTTTGTTTTAGCCGGATATACTAAGCGCAGGAATGGGTTTAACTATTTCCATACAATTCAAATCGGAGCGCCTATTTACCGGTTCAAAAATCAGCTATACGTATACCAAGTAGGCAAGATTGATGGGCATATCGAGCCGGTTGTTTACGGGTTGGATAAGTTTGAGGAATTGTAACTATCTTTACACCAAGTAGTCGCCCCGCTTCACGTAGACCAGCGCGCTTAGGGCGGCTCTTTTATTTCCCAATCGTCAAATAAACTTTCTCCTTTTTTACCGCTTCACTAATCAGCATGTAAAGTTCAGCTATTGCCGCCCTGCTTTGTAATATCCGGTTATGTGCCGCGTCCTTTTGATAGCCTACCAAGATGCACCCTTCGGTATGGTCTGCCGTGTTGCCAGAATGAATACGAACACCCTCAAAGCCTGTAACGTTTAGTAGTAATGGCATAACCTGCTTGAATCGGTTACTATAAGTCATTACAACCTCATATCTTCCGTACGGGATAGCAGTAGCCCCGTAAACCTTTAACGACTTAATATGCTCCACAGAATCGCCCTGTTGCAATCTCCTGTCCTTATCTTCTAAGGTATAAATAAGAATATCATCGCCATCAATAGTTAGCTGACCTATCGTGCATTCTTCCGAAAAATGTTGCCTTGTTACTTTTATTTCCATATTACATCAACTCCCACATCAACCACAACCCTAACCCAAACGTGCCAAAGAATAGCAGTAGGATAACGGCAAGTTCGCGCAGGGTCATTTATTTCTTACTCACCTGCTTTTGAATGTTAGAGTAAACCACCTTAGCTAGGCTATCGCATTTTAAACATACGTCGAACGACCCCGTTTCAATGTTACCACTTACGAAGTCCGGCTTACAGTGACTCGATACGTCCTTCATAAAAGAACAGCTTGAAATAGTTGCCAGTAAAATTGTTGCGAATAGTATCTTTTTCATAGTAATGATTTGAGTTCTAAAATGATATTGTCTTTTGTAAACTGGTCGTAATCGGAAAAGTTAAGGTTCACGTACGATTCAATATTGCGCCCCTTGTATTTATGCTTAAATCGCCTTATAGCAAGGTTTACACGTCGTCTTAATCTATTTGCTTTACGTGTATCGGCATCCGGCGAAAAGTCTTTTACAAGCCCTACAATACCGGACGCTAAAGCCATGCCGGAGCCAATAAGGTCAATCGTTCCGTCAGGTGCTTTCATTTCTTAAACCTTTTAATCGCCGCCGCCCACCACTTCTTCCCTATCGGGTAAAACTTGTGCAGGTTAATCAAGCATAGCAATGTCACGCTGACAAGAGTTATAATGCTGTTGGCAATATCTATGTTACCCTTTGTGGCAAAATACAACACCGCTGATTTGCACAGATAGGATAACGCACCTATACCGATATTCAATAGGTTGGTTGTGTCAAATAAAGCGTCTGTAATACTCATGCGCCCTTGTGTGTTTATATGAATTGAGTCTGTTTGCATCGGTTATAGTTTGAGGCAAATTTTTTATTATTGTTTCTTTACAATCGAGGTTATCCCCTCTTTAGTTTTGGACTGTGTAATCAGGCTATTAATAAATGAACTGCCCCCCATTCCGGTTCCGAACACCATTACCATTATAGCTGTTGAGTTCATGCTGGATTGCGGCAGGTCGCTGAATATGGCAAACAATAAACACCCAGCTACCGATAACGGAATTTCTAGCCAGTTGTCCTTGCCGAACATTGCGAAAATATGGGGTATGCCGCTTTCGGGATTTGCCTTCTTTATCGTGTTTAGCTTAGATAGCCAGTAAATTAACAGCCCGAAGTAAAGCAGAAACCAAAGCAACGGCGTTAACTTGCCGTACACTTCATGGCTAACCGATACCGTTTGAACTACTGTTGTTACTGATGTTGTATCCATATTGTGAGTTTTTATTTAGGGTATTTGTCGCCAGTTAGTGCCATCACTTTTAACCCGCACCGCAGCATTTGCGCCAACTGTTGTCACGCCGCTATCCGTATAATCTCGGTAACTGCTTATGGTTAAAGTGGTAGCGTTGTAGTTTACAATCTCATAAATTCGACCTGTAGCACCTGATGCGGCGGGTAGTGTAGCGGTTAAACTACTACCGTTAAAGGTTACTGATGCGTCTGTAGCGGTTAGTGTATAGTTGGCGGTCTTGGCAGATATAGGAGAGCCAAAAGAACCCGCAGTTTGCAAGGTAGATACAGGTGCGGCAATGCCAACCCCGAAATTACCGCCTGCCAATAGCGTGACAAGCGCAGTGGCGTTATTACTAATTTCAACTATAGGGCGCGTTACTACTGATGATAGCGTCCCGTTTGGCGGGTCTGTTGATGATGTTGTTCTTACCGCATCAAACCTTATCAGCGGCGTTGTGCCCGCATCATTACCTGAAGTAGTGAACCCGCAAAAGTTAAGCGCCTGCCTGCTACTACTGGTGTTACATATACCACCCATTGAAGGTAAGAAAGAACTATTTGCTGCCGTAGCGTTGTAGACCAAGAAAGCATCATTTGTCGCATCAGATACGCTACCCTTTAAAATAGATTCTCGGTTTAATGCGCCGCCAGTTGCTTCTATCCTTAACCTTTCTCCGCCGGATACCAAGCCTATACCTACGTTACCACCGGTTAAGTTAAGCACTACATCATTACCGCCATAATTCAGGTATAACGGCACACTGCCCATTGATTGAACCTCTGCTGCCGTAGCGTTTGCGCCGAATGCTACACCCTGCGTTCCATTGGTTATGCTTGACTGATAAACAGAACCTAATGTGCCAGAGCCGCTTATTGTCAATAACCTGTTAGGGGTTTGTGTTCCTATACCAAACCTGCCGTTACTATCTAACACAGCATAATAAGTGCCGTTTGTCTTAAACCTCATAGAAACGTTATTAAGAGTTCCTATAAAATTGGTTGCTGATGATATACCCGTGTTGCCTGTTAAGCCCCATGCGTTAAGTGAGCCGTCTGCACCAGTAGCACCGGTTGCCCCCGTAGCGCCAGTAACTCCTGTGCCAGTGGCTCCTGTAGCTCCTGTCGAACCGGTTGCACCCGTCGCGCCGGTGTTGCCAGTTACGCCTTGTGAGCCGGTTGCTCCCGTTATACCTGTCACTCCTGTAGCCCCTGTAATTCCACTTGCTCCAGTAGCTCCAGCATTTCCGGTAGCCCCCGTGTTGCCTGTCGCTCCCGTTGAACCCGTTACCCCCAATTGCTTCCATCCTGAATGGTAGTACCCTAGGACTTGCGCTAGCGTGTTAGCCGGTGTGGGTGTGCCGGAGAATGGGCGAACTATTGCTAAATTACTTGGACTGCCCGAAGTGGTTTGGGTGATGTTGTTATGGGTAACGATAACCGTTCCTGTGGTAGATTGCCCGAAAGCGAATCCGCACATTAAGAGCCAACAAGTAAGGGTTTGGATTGAGCGCATTTAGTTGAATGTTAACCTTCGCCACGCCGCGCCGAAGTATGAAACAATACGCCCTGTGATGCCTGAACCGCTACAATCGCTACAATAATATGTAGTGCCTGCCGTGGGTGTAAGCGCGTAAATAGTAACGCTGTCGGAGGCGGTGAATTTTGTTGTTTGCCAAGTTGCATTACCGCTTGCGTCGCTGGTAAGCACGTAGTCTAATGCTTGTATGCCGTTTAAGTCAAAAACAAAGGAAGGCATTGCTATTCAAATGGCGATTAATAAACTATCCC